AAGGCAGCAGTACAGGCTGATATAGCCGTTATGGGGTCTAGCATTAGTCTTTCTCCATGACCTCAAGCATCCTTTCAAGGGACTCTTTAATTCCCTTTATGTTCTCTTCGATCTTACCTAGTTGCACGGCTTGCATATTAGACGATGCTTCAACAGCTTTTACATCACCACTTATTCTAACTATAGAGGCGTAGTTAGCATCTACGTCTGCCCTCATTTGAGAGATACTCCAAACTATCATTGCAGCTTGAAGAACCAAGGCAAACAGTAGTGTTGCCGATATATTTTTACCCATTACGAAGCAGTCTTCCTCCCCCCTAGTCACAGGGGTAGGCTTTCCAGTCTAGCTGAAAGTGTGGCCCATCTGGGAACTTCTTCCAATCACCACCCCATACAATTTTAATGTCTAGTTCCTTTGCAGCAGCCTTCATAGCATCACCAATAGGGTAGAACTCGTCCCACTCCCACGACACAGGGTAAGGGACAACATCAACTGCATGACCCGTCAGGTGACGAGACTTAAGTGTAGTTGATTTACCTGTCCTCTTAAGCATACGCTGACGTTCAATGTTACGAACACCCTCAGTTACACTAAAGTCTTTTTCACTAATCTCTAATGCTCTTTTAACAACAGCAACCATATCAGGATGTACCCCAGACAAGTTCTGCTTACTTCGTAGTCCTAGTTTGTATCCCATTGGTTGCTCCTTAAGATGGTTTAGTAGGCCATGTTATTGAATTTGGAAAGCCTGATTGTGCGGGTACGTCCCGTAGAAGTTGTCTATATGTTGCCCATGCAGACTTGTTTACAGGAGAGTCATCAACCTGTGTCCAATCTGAGGTCATCAATAGTTTATCACGTTCTGCACGGACTAAAATCTCTGGTGCGATAGGCTCAGGTTCTGGGTCGGACTCCACGGCAGGGGTATCTTCTACAACCCACTCTGTACCATTCCATTTAGCAAACTGGCTGTCAGTGATAGTTGGTGGTGTGGTCTGTACGCAACCCGCTGGGATTAGCCAGTTATTACTATCCAACGGGTCTTTGTCTGCTACTGTGGTGCCTACGAAAACACCATTTAGGTCTGTTTGATATACGTTCATATCTGTGTCTCCTTAGTATTTAATACAAGCAAGCAATGCTATGTTTCGTGGGCGAGTTTCTGTTCCACCTGTAGCACCCGTATTAGTTCCGCCAATGACGTTTCCATCCCGTTCATTAGGCCATGTACCGCCGCTGCTTGAGAATAAGCCAAGATGGCGTGTACCTGTCTCCGGCCTTTGTGTGTGGTCATGTGACTTTAGCTCATCAGCTTGTGCAGACCCAAAACTACGACTACTATCAACGCCACGGCTATCGTCCCAACCTCTAAGAAACTCACCACGAAGGTCAGGGACATTAAAAGTAGAAGATCCATCACCCACGCCAAAGGTAGTGCTGATTGCCGTAAACAAATCAGAATAAGTTGAACGTGAAACAGCCGCACCATTTGCTTTAAGAAAACCCGTAGGCGCAGTGTTAGCTGCGTGGTAAATTACTGACCCCGTTGGAAATCCACCAGCAGCGGCCCAACTAATGTCTGTACCATCAGAAGTTAATACTGTTCCAGCACCACCCTTAGCTAGTCTAGCAGTAGCACCAGAGGCATTACCATAAAGGATAGACCCCCTAGTAATATCATCAAGCTGGTTTAGTTCTGAGGCAGAAGCAGTCATACTTGCATCTAAGGTGATTACATTTACCCAACCATTGTTAGCCTCATTACGGATCTTAAGAATGTTAGTGTCAGTCTCATACCACCATTGGTTTGCGTAGGTAGTAGAAGGCTCCGTGTCACCAGAGGAATTAGATGCTAGTGCTGCGAGAGCGTTGTTTAAGTCTGTCCTAGTAGCGGGAAAACTTTGATTAGCAATGTTAAAGTCGTGTTGCGACATTACGTTAGTTCCTTTCCGTAGCCCTTAGCTACATAGTCTAGGGTCACACTATTTGTACTTGCCGATCCCCCAGTAAAAGTGTTAATAGTGAACCCAGTTCGGGTCTTGTTTGTTATCGTGTACCTGTCACCATTAGTTAAGTTAGCTAAGGATAGTCCTATAGCTGGCGTAACTGCAAAGGCATCATCAAAGGTGACATTAGTTGTTCCTGTAAAAGTTATATCACTTCCTGAAGCAGTCCTATCAGGCATATCTACTGTTACCGACAATGCACTTACGACAGGGGTAACATTAGTGTCTGTAGAGGATAGTAATAGCCTAAACTCAAAAGCCCTAGCTGTTATATCAGACACAGAGAAGGCTTGCCAATCAGACCAAGTAGGTGTTCCAGTAGGATCATCATTTGTATGCCTTAGCTGCATAGAAACTGTAGTATCACTAAAGGCGGTAGGGTCTCCATCAAATACACCAGCCCTATCATCGAAGTTACCTGTAGCAGAATCAAATAGGTCAGTCCTATCAACCCTTGTGCTGGTAAAGGAAAAGTTTAAACGGCTTGTATATTTCTGCCCTAAGTCAAGGGCGTTATTAAAGTAGTATATACCAGAGGAAACATACCCAGAGAAGTCATCTAATTCACCACTCCTAGAGTCGAATAGTCCTGTAGCACTATCAAACAGTAGGGAACCTCCCAGTTCTAAATAACCGCTGCTATTCTTAGACACATTAGACTTAACACCAGCAAAAGAAGGGTTCTCCGTTAGTGTGGCTACAACATTAAGGTCTTCAAGCCCTATGGAAGTAACGACAAACACAGCAGGGTTTACAGAGGCGTTAGACCCACTTGTTGTATCATCCACAGCCTTGATAAAGTAAGTTCCTACACCAGCGTTTTGTAAAGCAAGGGTACTACTACCTACCTGTACTTCTGCTATATCCTCTGCTTCTGAGTATACTGCCCCACTGGTTAAAGGGGAGTACCTTATGATATAGTGGGCTAAGTCTAGGTCAGCTACAGGGGTCCAACTAAGGAATAAGTTACTTCCAACTACGTTACCATCAAAGTTAGTTACATCAGCAGGAGGTACACTTAAGGCTTCTACAGAGTAATTACTTATAGTGTTCCACTCACCGTGAACTCCAAGAGAGTTAGTTGCCCTAGCCCTTATATCGTAAAGGGTTTCTTCTATTGCAACAACCTCAACCCTATCTGTACCTACAAATGAACCCATAGTTGCTACGGAAGTAAAGTCAGGTTCATTAAATTCCACTAAGGACTTTCTAATCTGTACCTCTGCTGTGTCCAAGATATTTTCTGTGTTGTTAATATCAAGCAGAAGAACACCAAGGGTCTTACCCTTTACCCTCCTTAGTTCAGTACTAATATTTATGCCAAGGTTAGGTACTTCAAAAGGTGACAACAAAGTAGTGTTATCTCTTTCGTAGACTACACCATCGTCCACCTCATCATATACAGATTCAGCAGTTTCTCTCAGCGTCATATTGACTTGCAGATCAAGGCCATCTGTAAGACCAAAAGACCAAGACAAAACTTGAAACTCTTTGTTACTCCAACCAAACCTAGTGTTAGTAATCCTTACATTATCGCCAACCTGTAGTCCTAAAGTTCTAAGGCCAAAGGCTGCGTTGATAGTAAGTTGTTGTCGGTTGCTCTCTAAGCTAATCCTAGCAATACGTCTGGCTTCAATGCTATTATCAGTAAAGGGTAAGTCTACGTCAGCAACAGACTCCTGCCCACCATCTGCAATAACGAAGGCTGAATTATTAATCTGTGGGTAGTCCGTAACCTGCCAGTTAGACTCTTCACCCCTGAAAGTACCTTTTACAGTATTAAAGTTATCTCTACGAGAGTGACGAGTACTTACATCTATACTAGAACGAAAATCATCCTCGTCTAAGTCCATAACTGTGCTTGTCCAGTAAGCGGGTTTCATACGCCACTTACCTTGAGCGTACCATAACGAGCCGCCCATACAAGTTAACAGATCACTTAACAAATCGTAGGGTGTCAGTGCAGTAGTAAAAGTACCATTACAGGTATATCTAGCAATCTCTACAACACCTGTGTCCCCTGAGTCTGCATCTGGCACTGATGTTGCTGTAAAGACAGTCCCTACGTTATTGTTGGCAGATCCGTATAGTGTAAAGTCAGTATTACCCACAGTCTTAATCTTGTACTCACCACCGACCTGTATATTACTCACAGGACTACCTACAAGAGTATCACACACAGTAACAGCACTGTTTACAAGAGTGTCATCAATGTTAGCATCTTCTTCCTTAAGACCGTAGCTTGAAGTCAAGTAGTCCCGTAGGCACAAGGCTGGGTTATCTGACCATGCAGTCGTAGAGGTAGCGGGATTATAAACTTTCTTGCCCTTAACTTCTGCTGTAATAGTGGGCATACCATTGGGAAAGGCGTCAGCATCGTGCTCAAGACGCACATACATATAGGCTATACCTGATAACTTGTGTTCTGAGGTCCAATGTACGGACTCTGCTACAAGATCAGTATCTGCTGCTTGAGTAGGGGAACCATTATGAAACTTAAACCTGACTAGGTATTTGACTGAGGCTTGGTATACCCATTCATATTCACCACTAGAGTTTTCAACCCTAGTCCTAGTAGTGGTAGTCTTAACGTACTTAGATGGGGCAGTTACATTACCACCACCGTCTAAGGTAACGACTTCATCATTAAGATATATCTTATCAAAGGATTCAACTTCATGACCAGCTACAGCGATAACACGGTGAAAGAGTTTATTGTTAGTTCCTGTAGACTCGTCGTATACTATAGCTCCACCAACACGCATCTTGCCATATATAATCTGATGGTCTAGTGCTGAACCTCCTGTGTTTACCTGATAACCACGATTAGAGCCAGATGCTTTAGGCTTAGGGGTAAGTGCGTTTAGGGCTAGGCCAAGGGCCATCCTTCCAAAAAGTTTTAGACCGCCAAACTGCAGGAAGCCAGCCATAAATGACCCCCCCACAGAACTAACAGCTAATCCTGCTGCTACTGCACCGTATAGAGTAAAGACTACCATACTATAAAACCCTCTCGTACTTGGTTTCTATCTCTTTATAACCTAGTCGATTCAGAAACCTTCCTATTGGGTTCTTACTTGAGGATGAGGCAATCAGCCTGTATATACCGTCTTCTTTCATGCAGTCCTCAACAAACTTAAACAAACGCCTTGCCACTGTAGATTTCCTGTAGTCTTTATGGACGTATACCGCATCATAGCTACCAACTAACTCCCCTTTTGTTGTAAGAGGGCTTGTAATTATCACAACAAAATAACCTATAAGCAGTCCATCTTTTCTAGCAGTAAAAAACTTAAGTCTTCCAACCTCTTCTAAGGCAAAGTAGGAGTCCCAATCTATAACAAGGGTTTCAGTAGGGTGGCCTGATTCTTCCCACTCAAGTTCAGCTAAGGGAGTTACCTCTTGCTCTGCGTAGGACAAAAACTCTTGCTGATACTTAATCATCCGGGGCGACCCCACAGTGTCTCTTTATCCTGCATATCTTCTATAAAGTCTAAGCCTAAATCTGTAGGGTACACAGACTTCTGGTAGCCTGATGTAAAACGAGCAACTCTGGCCCTTTCAAGATCAACCAGCTTGTTTTCCACTAGGAGTTCTATGGTTGTTGTTTCGGCAGACTCAGATATATTCATCTGATCCATGTAACCAGAGAATATTGAGTTTAACTCAGTTGGTGCGCTAGTAGTACCGAAGTAGATATTAGCTACACGGCCCTGATAAGGCTCACTGAGAGCCAAGGACAAGGCTGGGTCAGATACCCCACTGAGAGTTATGTTAGCCCCCTTTACGTCTAACTCAGAGGTCTCTTCAATGGTTGAAATGTTTAGTATGCTACCTACACCAGTGTACGTTACTGTGGGGGATATAGTAAGAGTGCCTTGCC